ACGACTTGTTGGCGTTACACCACGCTGAAATTGCAGGCACTGATGTTGCCGTGTCGGCATAGACCGAAGCTGTGAAGAATGGCCAATACCACCAGCCTGTGGTGCGCGCTTTATTGAGCGTGTCAGTCCATGTGGCGTCAGCGTCGGCCACTGCGTACACAGTCAGCGACCCCATGGCCGGAACACCACCAAGCCATCGGTTGGCAGCTTGGTATGTTTCAGTTCCTGAGCCGAAATCTTGTGACAGCTCCGGCATGGATGAATACTGACGTCGCGTATCCACCGCAAAGCCAGCGGGTAGCTCAGACTCTGGCGCAAACAGCGTGGCGCTTGCAAAATTGGCGAAACCCAGGCCGGAAGGGCTGATTTTCGTACTAATGGGAATGATATTCCCGATATTGTATGGCATTTCTTAAACCCCTACGGTGTTCTGAAGGCTAATAATACGCGACTTGCATCGACAACTTCCAGCTTGTCGCCGTTTTTTACAACACGCTCAATCTCACTGCCAACAGATGGCTCTGTCAGTACGCTATTCACAATACTGGCATCGGCATCAATCACTCGATGCACTGTCGTGTTGCTACCATCAATGATTAATTCGTCATCCGGCTCAGCAAGTAATCCAATGTCGGTGTTTGATAGTTTTGACATTGTGGATGTGGTTATTTCTCGCGTATAGAGTGAGCTAAACAGATTCCGGTAAGCCCAATTTCCCGACGGGGCCAGAGCAGTTGCAATGTTAAAATCACTAGTACTGCCATACAGTAACGTATAGCTGATAATTGATTCAAATTCACCGCTGAATAAAAACAGATTTGACGATGTAACATCCTGAGTGGCGGTTGCAGCCAGCATAGCCCCCTCATCACCAATCCAAAATGAGCGAGGCTGGCTTACCCCAAAAGATGGACTCCTATCAGACCCGGTGAGACCGATTGAGTACTCTCTTGTTTTAATGTTTGTCGCAGGATTGTAAACAACCACAGTATTTGACTCGTTTGAGAGTATGTGTAGCTCATCGTTATACCAGCATATATCACCTATGCCTTCACCCCCTATCGGGTCGGTAATAAAGGAGGTTAATACTCCGGTGTTGATATCAATCAGATAAACTGTTTCACCTTCGGAAACATACATTTCACTTGTTGTAAAATTATATGTAAGACCCTTATCTATAGCGCCCAGACTTGTATCAGCCTCAGATACATAATTGAGCGAGTCGTCTGGATTGCTTGAGTATCTAAGTAACTTTTGGTTATCCGCTATTGCAAATACATCATCACCAACAACTGTAATAGCCTCCAGATTGCTTGGTATTGACGTGTTGGCACCGTTGACAGTCCCAACCGACGTTATTACATCGATATTATCAATAGTAGTCTCGCCAGTAACGCTACTTAAAACATCGACTGAGGAAAGGCTTGTTGCATTGATCCTGACAATATCTCCAGAATCATCACGAGCTATAATTTTATCGGTTTCTTCAATATCCCGAACCGGGGTTTCTCCGATTTCTATGTCAGCCATTTGTTAAAACCTCCCCGTTATTTACTATAAAATCGCCATTATTAATCACGCGTCTTTTAATCCACACAACATCAACACTGCCAACTTCAATGCTATTGATATTCTCAGGAGTATCCAGCTCGACGTATTTAATGAATATGCTTATTTGACTGCGCTGTTCCATCTGATTTGATTGTAACGCAGTCAGGTTGTTTACGCGCCCGGTGTCGTGCCAGCCAACACCAGCAGCGCGAAGGGCAGTTGAAACACTAGTTCGACGATTACAGTTAATAAGGCGCGAGGCCCTAAGTCGTGTGTCACTCCCACGATAGAAATCCACGGAGCATTCGGCCAGCAATTGACGACGAACCGTTTCTGCAATCACCAAAGCGCCTTCATCAAAAACATCCGTGACGTTTGGCTGCCCGAGCTGTCGGACTGAATAGTGAGGCTCTATCGATGCATACTCACCGTCAGGCGCGGGTGCGTTCGGGTCTGCCAAAATGCACTCAGGAACACCTGTAACAGACAGGATAATGGGCCGCAATACGTCAAACAATTCATCTCTAGTCATCGGGATATGATACCTGCAATTTGATCAGTCATCTAACCGGGAGACTACGATTTTGCAGTAGGAGCGCCACGGGCGATGGTCAATCGAGACAGCCCGAAACGTCCCGTCAGTGCCGGGGAATGACCAGTGATCTGCCTGTGCTATGTTGCCGCCAGTACCGTCATTGATCCAGATAACCCTACCGTCAACAATGCGCTCTCCGCCTCGCTCTAGCGACTCTCTCGCCTTGCTGCTCAGTGGTTGTAGCGTGATTTCATGGGTTGTTGGCGTGCCTGGGTTGTCTACCCACCGGCCATCGATTCGGGTGCCCCCCTGCGGGGTTCGCGTCGCGGTGACGCTGCGCATCGTGTCGTCCATGAAGTCGTGCATTGATAATCCCACCTCAATCACTCCTATCTGAAATTTCAAATGTCACTGATGATTTGAGTTCGCCGGTGTCTATCAGTGGGTTTGATGACCCCTTTCGCGCTATCGTTTCGGGAGAGTTCGGCGGGGTGCGAAGCGCGGTCATGTACTGCTGCACACTGGACACGGCAATAACCCCGACAACCGGCAGGGCTTCGCGTGGCTGCTTTCCCGACTCGATTTCATGGCGCACAGCATCAATGTACTCGCGATTTCCTGACTCAACACCCGGCACAAGCCATGGTCTCATCGGTATTCCTGGTGCTCCAAACTCATGAGCCGCGCCGATTTCTGCGTTGTTTGGCTCGCCAGGCTCATTGCGCTCAGCATCAGATTCATGGATGCCAACAGTGACAATTTCATCAGTGATAATCTCATTGATTAGCCTCTGAATCTCGCGTTTTATCTCACTAGTGTTAGGTGATGTTATTTTGATCATGTCGAGCTAAACAGCGCGAGCGCCCATTCCTGCGCGCCTGCGAAGCCTGATGAACTGCTGCCCGAACTGCGTGGACGTTAGCCACGACGTGCCTGAGTCAACAGGTGTAGCCACTGCGTAGCCAATCGACTCATCACCGACAGACTTGCTGGAAACGGCGTTTCGGCTTGCGCCCGGCGTCACTCCTGAAATACCCGTCGGAAACGTAACACTAAGCCAGTGCGCAGCATATGCAAACTGACCGCGCTGTTTAAAATTGCCGCAAGCGTCCTCATACACACCCCACCCAGAGCCGCCAGTCTCAGCATCACCATCGCACAGGGCCTGCTCTACGACAGAATCAGGCCAACCGGAGGCGTCAAATTGCGGGTATTTGGCACGAAACTCAGCAGGAGTAGCAGTCATGATGGCACCTTGAATAGCGCAAAATTGACGTTGCTAGAGTGGGCGCTGATTGTGCCGGTGTTGTCACTCGCTACACGCACGTCAATGGCATCACCCGACTGAATGTCTGTAACTGTTCCACGCCCGCACAAATTGGCTATGTCAGCCTGGCTTGGTAGCAGACCATGGACGGTGCGAGGGGTAAGGGTGGTTGCAGCGTTGCGAGTAATGCCAAACGCAACACCGGCATGAGAGTTGTTTGCAGAGTGGGACACATCGAGGTAGCCATCACCTTTAATGACCCAGTCGCCCGGCGGTAGCGTACCAACAACGCACTGGCCGCCAGAAACAGACAGCAGATTTCCGACTTTCGCGGCCTCAGTGTAACCAGATACCAGTGCATAGCCCGTGGGCGGCACAAGCTCGGCATCACCCGTGCCGGTGACTAATACCGTCACATTGTCCGACTCGCTAATCACTAATGACACGTCTGCGTAGTGCTGCAGCGTCCCGTCAATGCGGGGGTCGGAGCCACTAACACCCGATACATAACCAAAGCCCGTCATTACCTAACCCCGTTCCATCAATCGTTTTACAATTCGCCAAAAGCGCGATGTTTCAGACGCATAATACACGTGCCCGCCGAGTCTGACGGCGGCATACATGACCGACGCCTTCCAAAGAGGAACCCCAGCCTGCCGCAATGTGTGAAAAAATATAACGTCATGCAGCACTCGCGTAGTTCGATCCGCATACCCGGCATCATGAATCAGGGAAGGGACTCGAAAAGCATTATCAAGCGGATGACCAACCAGCCACTGGCCAAAGCCAGGAATGGACGCACCATCCCACTCAAAGCCAAATGGCACGCGAATACTTACCGTCCGCCCGTTCACAACAAAGCGCCAGTCTGTAGCACTACCAACATACGACAGGGTGCTTCCATTACGCAGGATTGAATACTGAACACCAGATAAATCTGGGTACTCATCAATCACATACGACGAGCCATTTAATCCGTTGATCTTCATTGTGACGAGACCTGCATCTGCATCTTGACCATCTCACGCGCTTGAGCACGGGTTATTCCATCAGGAAGAGGGCTGCGACCCAGCAACTCAAGGAATTTCGAGTCATCATCAGATTCATAGACGTGCGTAGAACACCACGCCCACCACTCCCAGCGCTGATACGCCGCTTCAAACTGCCCCGGACTGCCGATCAGGACGACGTTACCAGCGTTCAATAATTCGCCACCGATAATACCAACCAGTTCAGCCGGTTCGGCTTCAGTAGGTAAATGGATTACCCGATCTGCTGCTGAAAGCACATCATTAGGAGGCGTAATAACCAGCAAGACATTGGTTCCGTCCATGGCATTACCCGGCATATTAGCCGGACGATTACTAAGCCACTCACCAAGAGGGCCGGTGGCTGATAGTGGGAGCATGCACCATTTGTTCATGATGCAACCTCCAGTATTTCGCGCAACGACGGCTTTGTTATGGTCGCTGTGACTGGCCCGGACGCTCGCTTATAAAGCTGGGACGATGCCTCGGTTTTTGTCATATCAAAAGAATACCCACCTACGGAGTCAAGGAGGGTTTTAGGTAGCGATGCAGAGCTGGCACTAAGTCCGACGCCTGTAATGGACTCAACAAAACCAGATACCCGCATGTTCTCCGGCTGGTCACCGCTCAATAAAATTGATAGAACGCTCAAACCCCCGTCGCCATTCAGTGTCCACTTGTCGCTGCTGAAGCTCCACTGAACTCCTGCAATCGCCGGGTTTTCCCACGCATCTTGAGTTATAAGGTCAGGGCCTAACCAGTAGCTGTTATCTGAATCATATTCAAACAGTTCAGAGTCTGATGAATCCATGTTAACAGCCGTTCCGTATGTTCCGCCTATTAATTTTTTGATCGTTATATCACCGAACTTAGCAACAGTCCCAGGTGTTGCAGTGCTCCCCTGAGCAACACCAACATATGCGCTTTCGTGCGTGGCGGTAAACACTTGGATGAATTTGGTATCCTCTACCGCAACCTCAACCTCCAACATACGTGGGTTGCCCAGATTGCTTGAACCTGAAATCATTAAAAACCCGGATCCATCTACATGTTCATAGTCCGCTGATACTATATATTGCTGACCGACCTCCAGGGTAATGGGCTGAACCGCCCCGCCAAAACCTGCAACTCCATTAGTCACAACCAATTGTCCACTATCTGTGGATAATGAAGCGCCTCTCATTGACAGCCAATCGGATATACCATCAAAGTCACCATTGATAACGATCTCAGGGCCTTCTACAGCTGTAGTGGATCGGATGATCCCATCTTCAAGCGAATCGCCTAGCGGCCATTCATTGACAAGCGTTCCTGTATCGCGGTCACCTCCTGTCCATGCTTGCATGTTGGCTAGGATGCCAGCGTAGAATGTGTGAGTAATGCGACTGCCTATATCAGAGATTGTAAAGTCATCAGTAGTCACAGTCCTGCTATCGACCTCAGCCCCATCTGCATAAATCTTTGCGGTGCTTCCAGTTCGCACGAGCCTAAAATTATGAAGCCTTCCGTCCGTAGGCGCGAGCACCCCAGTGCTGTAGTAAGAGCCATCGATCATGTACTGATAGGCATCGCTTGATGATATCCTGATAAAATTACCACCAGTATCACCAATGACAGCCCCAGCGGCCACCCCAGACTCCCGAGTAAAGTCACAAGAAAACTCAAAATCGCCAGAAAGCACTACCGGATCAGAAAGCGCTATGTGCTGCTGAGCTGCCGACTTAAACCGGATGAAGTTACGGGCAACAGGTTCGATGGCCCCAAAGCCGTATACCCGCACAGGCCGGATAGACTGAAAGGTCATTATGCTGTCTCGCGCACGTCAACAGCGCCGCCGCCAACACAGAGCGCCCATGCTCCAGCCGACCCTGTGGAGTTTCTGGCGATGTTGCCATTGAACAACACCGGAATAAAATCATCGCTTCCGGTTGGCTGGGTTGCCGATTCGACCACGCGGGCATCATTCGGAGTGATGTTCACAACATCGATTTGAGTGCCGACAGTGACGCCACTTACAGCGTATAGGTCAACCCAGGTTTCTGGCGGCAACGTCACGTTTGGCATTATGAGTTCTCGCGAATCAGTTTGATTAATTTTTCTGCGTTGTACTGCGGGCGATGTTCAACGCCCATCTTATCGAGGATTTTTCTCAGATCATCGGGCTTCATTGAGCTGTAATCGGTTTTTTCCAGTGCGGCATCAATGCTGGCAGGCTGCTCACCAGTCACAACCTGTACCATTCCGGCGGTGATGAGATTATTGACGTAGCCCTTGATTTTAAAACCGGAATCACCAGAAAACAGCTCGTCCGGAACCTCAACAGCCTCACCGGCTGGCATTAGGTCGTAAGCCTGACCGGGCTTGACGTAATCACTCGCCACCTCTTGCGGGGCGTTAATCGTGATCAGGTGTTTTGTCAGATTCTTGAGTTTCATTCGATTTGCTCAGTTATTGGGCGTCCCTGCCCGGTGTCAAATTAAAGGAAGTCGCGGTATGCGGCGCAGCCTGGGTAGCGGAAGAATACACCGCCAAATTTGTATTCAGCAGGCACCTTCACGCGCAGACCTTCAGACTGTGGAGCGATTGAACGCCACGGGATTGGCATCTTCATGCCAAAGTTTTCGTCATTCACTTCCATGGCCATCATGCGTTCAGTGCCGCCGACGCCAGAGCTATTAAGCTCAAGATTTGGTCGAACTTCCAGCGGCTGGCCGGTGACATCGGTGTACAAGTTGTTTTTGATCAAAAACTGCAGCACGGTCGTATCGGTGCCATCAGCCATTCGCTTGCTGGTAAGCACGGCCCAGCGGCTGGACGGCAGCAACAGGCGACCGGGGACGTGGGTTTCTTTCGAGTTGATCCAGATTTTCGACAGCAGGGCGTTACAGTCAGCGACGATCTCCTGACCTGTGGCCGTGTCCCAGTTGACCGTGGACGTGTCGAGTTGGACGTTTGCGTTATTAAACAGGCCAGTAACGCCGCGAGCCGCATCACCATGGAAAGCAACACGCTGTGCATGCTCTTCAAAGCCTCGACGAGAGGCGTTGGCTTTCGTTACATCCACACCGCGCTGAAGAGCCTGCGACTTGCGCAGCTCATCCAGACTGTAGGAGTACTGGTTGCCGCCGTAAAATACCGGAATGGTCGTCTTGTCGTAATTGACGTCAGACTCTGGCAGGTCACGGGCATTTGAGCCGATGAATTTACCAGACGTAACGGCGTCATAGCTGACATAATCAACACTCTCGACCCACTCGGGGTCTGAAGTATCAATCGGGATAAGCTCTTGGTAAACGATGTTACGATATTTTGTTTCGTAAACACGTGATTCCAGACTGGACAGTTGGCTGATGTAAAACGCCAGGCCGTCATCCATTGTTGGCAGGCCATCGTTAAACGAAACACTGGCACCGTCGCTCAGGTTCAGCATTTCAGTAGTCGCGGCATCCAGCGCAACTGTCAGATTTTTACGTTTCATCTGTTAGCCTCCCAAGCCCAGAGAAATTTTCACCAGATCGCCAGCTTCACCGCCGGAGACAAATTTGGCATCAGGGATCAGCACACCAAGAGTTGCACCGGAGCCGACCACGCCGGAGAATTTACCGTTGCCGGTCGCACCAACGCGGAGATACACAGGAGCGTCTTTAGCGACAGTGTCCAGTACCTCAACCCAGACAACGCCTTGGTTGATTACTGTCATATCACGCTCATTGAGCGCGCCGAATGTCTCACCATCAGCGTAGGCGCGGTTAACCTCTCGCATCACAACGCCGTTGAACTGTGCAGCAGTGCTGGCACCAGTTGGCACAGTGGCGGCGTCGGAGGTTGTCACAGTTGTGTCAGTTACAACGCCCAGTCCGTATGCGATGGTTGCGCCGGATGCGTTCAGGCGTGAAACCGTGTTACACAGTTGTCCATCGGCAGGCATGCCCGCATATGCGGCAGCGTGTTCGGTGTTATATGTTGTTTGTACAGCCATTACTCAGCACCTCCCTTCCAAGCTGATTCGATTGAGTCGGCGTATTTTTTGCGCGGATTTTCTGGCTCTTTGTCGTCCGGCTTCGGCGCGGCATCTCGTGCAACCTGAGCGTGCTGGGCCTTTACAGTGCTATCCGGCGCAGCGTCTGCAGATTCAAGAGCAACATCAAAAGCGGCCTGTACGTACACATCAGATTTGTCGGCCCAGTCAATAGCGGTTCGCTTGACCATTAGAGCTGCACGCTGAATGGCTGAAAGGCTCATGGAATCACACTCAAACGAGTCTCCGGCAACGCGACGGGCTGATTCCAGTGTGGACGACACGGCCTTGACGCGCTCAGCAATTGCAGCATCAGAAGAGGCCTTCTTGGCTTCTTCCAGCTTTTCTTCAATTTCGTCTTTTTCGGCCTTGGTCTTTTCCATGTTCATTTCGGCCTTTTCAGCCTTAGATTCGGCGTCGCTGACTTTGGCTTGCAGTGCTGTAATGCGAGAGCTAATCAGTGTTGCAGTTGCGTCATCAGCAACCTCGACACCCGTCCCGTCATCTAAAATTACCCGTGGCATATTGCCTCCAATTGTCGGGCTATTGTCATGCAGACGGGCTTGTGCGCCTGCTCGTGCTCGTTTAACCAGCGCAACATGATTAATGCGGATATTGCGCTGTACAAATTCGTAGGGCTGGCCGTCGGTCGTCGTTCCGCGCTCTGGCACAAAATCCGCTTCATACCCGGCGGATAGCTGGACTTTTCCGGCTTCCACATCGGCGATGGCCTGGGCGTCTTTGATCAGCAAATCGACTTCGACAAAATCCCCAACTTGACGCCCTTCGCTGGCCACGGTTCCGACGGTAACGGCTTTGTACGTGTCGGCGTTGACCAGTTCGGTGGGGTGGTCGTTCGTTGCGTCCATGGCATTGTATGACGCCAGCGAGTCGGGTTTAAAAACCTCATCATCAGGGCGGTAGACGTTGACCAGCTCGGTAGGGTTGCGGTCAGTCAAATCCAGCTCACGTGCCAGATACTGCTGAATACCGGTTCGCGCGGCGAAGCCCGGAACGCGCAGATAGCCGTCAGGTGTCCTCTCTCGCCGAGAAGAGCCAGCAATTGTGTATGTTTGACGATCAAATAAAATAGGCATGTCAATAGTTTATTTGTGGTTTGTAATCATTGCAAGCTGCTAAGGTATGGCTTCAGTCGTGTCGGTCATTCTACCTCAAGACACCGGGCCGGGTTCTTCCAGCCTTCACGTTTGCCTCGACTTCGCGACTGCTCACTGGTCTGGCGTTGCATCGGCACTGAAAATCCTGACCCGGCGTTATCCTCTGGCCACTGTCTGACAGAGGTGGGTTATCCCATCGATAAACCCCCATGCCGTATGCAGTTACCTTATTGGCCAGCTCTGTGTGCCTATCCCTTACTTTTTCGTCGTCCGAATCCATCCATTGAAAATATTCAAACCCGGCATCTATCTGTCGCCGCTTCGTCAGATCGCCGTTGATTTTTAAGGTCTGGTCTCGTGCTATGAATTTAGCCCGACGTGACGTAACACCGAACTGCCGCGAAAGCAGCTTGACGATATCAGTAGAGCGATTGCCTGCGCGCATGTTCGTGATGACAATTGATTCGACTTGGCCAAGATACTGAGATGAGATTGAGCGGATGAGATTTACGTTTTCAGTCGTCGCCAACGTCAGGTAGTCATTGAGCTGCGGGGATTGGAATATCTGCACACCGAGCGAGCGTTGCATCCTATCCAGATTAATGCGGTCTGCTGTTGTGACAAACTGGCGGGCCAGCAAGTCACCAGCCTGCCTGACCCCTGGTGACGACCATTTATTTATGATTAGCTGAAGCAGGGCCAATACGTCATCAGTGACGGAATCGGCAACATACTCAGGCTCAGACCGGCGAAGCAGCGGGACAATCTGGCTATTGATGTCCGACCTTATCGCCCGAATCATCCTCTGTAGCTCGGCATTGTATGTGATGCCAGAGCGAGCAGATGCCTTTACCGGCTTCGGATTGCGCCTCATTGACCCGGTTTTCTGCGCCTGTTCCAGTTGTTGCTGCGCAAGCTGTTCGCTGGTAGTCGGTACGCTCATAGCCGCTTCAGTATCTCGGCTTCACTAAGACCAGCTTCGGCCATGGCCTGATAACGCTCTCTCGTCTCATCATCGTCAGGCTGTGGTTCAATCAGGCCGGAGTCATCCAGTTTTTCCAGTTCGTCCAGCTCTTCCGGGTCGTACTGATAAACCTCATTGCTTTGCAGTTCGCGCATTACCTGCGGTCGCGTTGCTACATCGGAATCCAAATACATTTGGTGACGCTGGGCATCAAGATGCCTGGCCTGGGCAACCTCCAACGTGTTCGGGGTGTCGAGCGGGTTCCACTCATAGTCGTATGACTCGGGGAAACTCCCCAAAGCGGAACGAACCATGACTTCATCTAGCACGCGTAGCGGCGGGTCAATGTCGCATGACTGGATGCTGCGTAGCGTCTGGTTGTAATTCTGTTCGTCACCCTCACCTGTGGCACTCATGCCTTTAGCCGACGTGCCAAACAATTTAGTAACTGGCATGCGAGAAGCGGCGCTAATCCACGTCATGAACTGTTCAATGATTGGAGCAACACCAGACAAGCTAAGTGTGTGGCGCTGCAGTTCCTCACTACCATCCAGCAATGCCATGTTGATTGACGATTTCATCTGGCTGAAAAGTTGGTAGCGTTTGATGATTTGCTCATCTTGATCAGATGCCAGCTCGTCAGAAAGCTCTTGGCGCTGCAGCACGTCGATATTGGCTTCTTGCATCAACTCTGCAATTCCGTCTTTAGCAGCCACTGTATCCATCACATCGGCAATGCAACTCCTGAGATATGAGTCACCCCAACCCTGTGTGTGCTCCATCCACCGCTTCGGCAGTGGCATGCCACGGAATAGCGCAAAATGAGTCCAGTGAATACGCTGCGTACCTGCCCGGATTCGATAAAAATCAGGCTGCAGGTAGTTGGGCGCGAGGATGTCCCACGAATTGATTGAGTCAGGCGACATATCCCAGCGATCGAACACAATCAGGCGCTTCAGGCCACCGCGCCGGATAGCATCAGGTCGCAATGGTTTTTCCATGTCTTGGTCTGTAACCATGAGGATGCCAGCACCACCGTACAGTCGTGACCAGCGTAATGCGTCCAGTACGTGATGCCGCACACCCAGCGCCTTTTCAGCGTCTTCGATGGCCTCGGCCCCGTCGGCCTTTATTCGCCGCCACTCTCGCGTTGAATCCTCAGCAGGGATGTCGCAAATGCGCTTAGCAATCCAGTTTGACTGATACGCGGCTTCGAGGTCGCGCCACGAGTTGAGCATGTCAAACGCAAAATGATTATGGCTGCGCTTTGATTTTTCAGTGCCCAGTCCCGATGCGACATTAACCAGACCATCAACTTGCGAGCCTTTCATAATTCGCCCACCGCGTCACTCCCAACTATTTTTACACGCCCAATCCCGTAACCGAGCGCATAGGTTTTGCCAATTTCAAGCGGCATATGGCCTCCAGGTTTTATAGCATGTCACGTATTGACGCACTAGCGCCAACAAGCCCACGACTGTTTGCAATGATAAATGAATCCGCAATATTTGGCGATTTCACCTCACGCTTGTCGAGGTCTTTCTTGGATTCAACTTTGTTCCGACCCTGCGTGTCTTCGTCTTTTCTCACTACGCTAAGTTCATCAACCAGCCTATCCAGTAGTCTGGCATCACAATCAGACGACAAGCTAATCATTCTGTCAGCCGGAAAACTTCGCCCTTTTGTTATAGCAAGGTGCGTATTCAAAAACCTCTGCGATACATCCCACCACGCCTGAGCCTTTAGGTTTGAAAAATACTCACGGTTGTCCAATTTAGTGTCACGATACTTAGAGCCTGGCCTTGCAACACCGGCACCGGCATTAAACCGCCAATGGGCACGAAACGGCTCATCGCAGTTGTTTAGGTGCGACCCCGTGCCAGCACCAACGCCTATGGAGTCGTAGCCAATTGATTTAGAGCCGGTTCGCAATGCGGTTTTTCGCACTCTCATTGCCGATTCAAACAGCTCGTCAGCACCACCTGACCATTCATCGAGGTCGATGCACACGGAGCCATTCATTGCAGTTGTTGCGTTTTTATCATCCCCGTCATCAGCAACATCATAGCCGACAACTCCAATACCAGACCAAGAGCCGGATGCGGGAGTGATGACCTTATGGGCATCAATGGCCGACATTATCCAGGAGCGCCTAATTACACTGGACGTGTCAGAGTCGCGAGGAACACCAAGATAAACGTGCTGAAATTCCTCAAAATCCTCGCTCTTCTTGGCATCAATCACCTTCAGGATTGTACCGGACAGGAACGGGTTGTCTGTGTAGTTGATCTGCTGAACGAGAGTGTCAGGAGGGGGGCTGGCTACAAATCGACGATAAACAAAATCAGTGGCAAATCCCGGATTGAAGATAATCCAGAATTGAGAACCTTGTTTACGAACTGTCGGCTCAAGAATCTCCCATTGAAATTCGGTTAGGTTGTGAGCCTCTTCGATCCAGCATATATCAATCGACTCGAGCGATTTTATCTCATCGATATGTCGCCAGAGGCCATAGAACAAAAACTCAGAACCGGTTTTTTTATGCCGAATTGAGTTGTTGAGGATGTCGAACTCATCTTGCAGGCCGAACCGTTCTATCTGGATTTTCAGCAGCGTATAGACAGATTCCGTAATTTTGTTTTGAAACTGCCTGGTACACAAGACCCTTATCCGGCACATTCTGGCAAACATGACGGCAGTACCGGCTGCATCCCAGGACTTTGAAGAAGATCGACCACCATGGAGTACCCGGTTTCTTGCGCGGGTTCTCCAGAATGACCGTAGTTTTGGATTAAGTTTCGGCTTCATTGTCGTTGTCAGATTCAAACGAGTCGTAAAGGTCGTCAAGACTTTTGACCTGTTCAACCTCGATTCGCTGCGGCTGCTCATACCCGTACAGTTGGGCCAGTTGCTTCATTGCCGCTCGCTGGTCGTGGATTTTGAATTTAATCCCATCACGACCCGCCACAATCTCACTGATAGCAGCATGACCTGCACCACCCATCTCACCATCAGGCTTGATTCGCCACATCGTTTGCTCTGTTTCCGGGGCATCCACAAAATCGACGATGTCACGAACCTCAGTGCGGGCAAGGTCTGTCAGTCTGGCCCCCATCTCATCTTTGGTCATGATGTGCTGCGAGAACCTCAGAGTACGCGCGCGCTGAATAAAGCTCTTGACCTTCGGGTTGCTTAACAGTCCAGATGCGCAAACATCCACTGAGCTTGTCGATTTTGCCGTGCCACCCCCTCTGGTGTATGAGTCTCGGTTTGTCATGCCAGACAGCTTGTTGATGGCCACATTTTGCTGCAGTGGCGTCATGCTGTGAAACATATCAAGCACGTCATCATCAATCTCAACTGTGACGCCATCCACCTTGATTTCCATTGCGACCCTCCTTTAACGACCCTGGTACGCGCCTTGCGGCTGCCCGTGCGGTGGTTGCTGGGCGTACTGCTGCGGTGGCTGTTGCGCTGATGGTTGCTGGTATCCGCCCTGTGCTGGTTGTTGATACCCAGGCTGAGCATGCTGCTGTGGTTGTTGGTATTGGGGTTGCTGCTGATACCCTTGCTGACTCTGTGGATTATGCACATACTCAAGGTTTGCGTTATTCATCGACAGGCTCAAGCTTAATCCATTTTGGCCCTGAAACTGCTTTATCTGCAGTGATTCGCACGTCAGGGAGACAATAGCCCCTTCAACAAGGGCCGACTGATAAAACGCAATCTGATTCGGCGACTTTGCAAAGACAGCCGCTTCGTAGTTCGTCCATTCATCCTCTCCAGTTTCACGGTTTCGGAATTTAACACCAAGGCGCAATCCAAACCCGGTTGACTCCCCGGCCTGAAATTGATTTGCAGATTTATTCAGCTTGCCAGTTACTGTGTGACCCATTTCTTGCTCCAGTATTATGCCCCGCTATGCAGGGCTTTGGTTGAATTACTTGATCAATTCGACTTTTGATTCTACCAGTTCGGCGAATGCCAGAACCCGCTCTGATAGCATTTTGATGTAATCGTCATCACGATGCACGCGGACGACGAAAAGACGCGCTTTGCTGCCTTGCGGTATTCGTGGGTCAAAGCTTATAAAATCACACCAATCACGCTCAGCAAGCCAGAGATTGCCCTGCACCTGCGGGATGTGCTCCTTCGGCATTTCGCCAGACAGGACGGTCTTTAGATGCACTGCCGGATTGTACGGACACTTGATTTCAATAGCCCCATCACCGCCAATAAAGCCATCGGACGAAGCACCAATCAAGCCGTTATCATGAATTACAATGCCGGTCTCGGTAACATCAACACCACAGGTCAACTCATACTCAAGCCGGGCCAGAGGCTCGTTTTCATGCCCCCAGTCCAGTGCGGCCGCGCTTGCGCTTCGGTGTTCGCCGGTCAGTGTTTCAGCCACCAGCTCGCACAGGTATGACATGGCCACCTCTGACAACTTGCCCGCCTCCTGGTCTTTCTTGGCTCGCGGCTGCGTCAGAACATCTCTGAACCGGCTGGCAGTAACGAGACCCAGACGGGCCTCGTGCCATTCTTGCGAGCCTTGGGCGACGTCAAGAATTTGCATTTGCAATTGTCTCCTGTCGCTGCTTAAGCATGATCAAAACCTTATCCCCACACTCTTGGTTTGCATCAGTCCAGTTATCGAGCTTAATGCCTGATTCCTGGCTGCAGAATCTTGTTAACTTTTCGTCACCAGCTCCAGTAATTGCCATGAGCTGCAAGATCTCGTCGGCGGTTTCCTGGTTCATTGCCGGATTGTCTTCGCTACCCTCTGACTCATTAATGATTGCTATTGCCTTTCCTAGCAATTCCGCCTGAGGGGTTTTTGGCCACTGCTTGTACGCCCGCTTAATGATGGCTTTTTTCGCCATCTCATTCTTCCAGCTCCTCCATACGGCCTTTGTTTTTGCAGCTGCCTCAATCTCTCCAACCTCAGACCAGCTCATAATGTCAACAATCACCCTATCCTCATGAGTTATTGCAATGCAGTAGACACCGACAGGCTCGCCTCTTGCTGCATCATCAAACGGATTGCTGATTTTATGGCTTGGCATCTCCATTGGGCCATTGTATGAAAATTCGTCACCGCTTCGGACGATCTCAGCTTTCGCCAGTTTAATCGCCCCAGAGTCAGTGGCCAGTTTTAGCAATCCCTGAAACGACAGCCTTAGCTGACAAACTTTCACCCAGCTTGTGCCGATTTTTATCGATTCGGGGACAAGGTACGCATAACCAAGAGCCGGGTTGAGACTAAGGCCAATCGTTGCAACATTTTTGATTGACTCCTGAACAGAAACTGGGTTGCACTCCCAGAGTGTCGAATTGCGGTTGAATGCCTGCAGTGCAAATTCTGATTCTTCCCGCCACGCCACCCGGTTTGACACAGAGGACAATGACTTAAAGTCGGACTCGACCGCATGGATTGTCTCGATTGTTGTGCTCATTATCCCGCCTCTTATTCACACTCGTTGAAAAAATTTCCAGCAACCGCTTCAAGAGCTGCCGCCATCACCACCGGCTCAAGCATGGCCTGCAGTTTTTTATCAGTGGACACGTAGCGAGCAAGGCGCTCAAGCAATTCATCGACCTCTTCCGGGTTCATGTTGCTGATGAACGCATCGAGAGCGCCTTTATTTGTGATGCCGCTCACGCTGTGGCCAGACAGCACCAAGTCGGTAATTTTCTGCGCCTCAAGCTCACGCTTCTCTTCGGCTATGTCGGCCGCTTCTTGCTGGCTAAGCGCATGGTCTTCGTTAGTCATTTTCCTGTCCTTTTCTTGTTGATTTGTCTACATAGTACATATATAGTTTGAACAAATCAACAGAAAGCGAGACGAAAAATGGAAATAAACACCGGCCTGGCATATCGCCGAATGGCCGAAAAACACAAACAGACGCAACGCCAGGTTGCTGGCATTTGCGCAGTTTCAGCTCAAACCGCAAACCGCTGGTTCATGCGAAGGAATCAAAGCATTGCCCTCGCTTGCGACAACTGCAAGAAGCTGGGATGGGATTTTCTGGAGTTCATGGAGTACGCAACGGGGCGGAAATCATGATTGGATTTGGGTGCTTTGTAACCGGCTGGCTAACTGCCGTGGTGATGGTGGCGGGCGTATCAGTAGTGGGCGGCCTAATTGCCGCTCGCTTCATAATCACAGGAAGAGGTAAGAAAAATGCAAAATCATGACATCAAGGCGCTGGCTCTGGCGAACGGGTTTGAGCTCAAGCCACAGCTGGATGGTGACGACGACCTGAATCAATATGTGTACGAGTTCGCGGCGTGCGTTGCCGACCTTGCCGCTGAAATCAAGTCGGAGGAACGCGAAAAAGAG